GTTGTGCCACCGCTTCCATTTCCTCTTGCGTCTGCTGTCGGGCGCCCGGTCCGTTGACTCCCATAACGAACTTGTCGGGCGACGGTGGCTTGGCTCCCTTCTTCATGTGCGGGGCCAGGGTTGCCGATGCGATCATGCCGGCCCGCAAGTCGGCCCGTTGTTCGTCCCACGGGTCCAGCTTGTATGCGATCTCCTGCTCGGCAAGTTCTTCATAGGTGATCCGCTGATATAGTTCACGTCTTGACGGCATCCCGCACGTCCGGGCCAACAGCAGGTGAAACCGCAGGTCGGCCCGGTCAGTTAGTTTTTTTCCATCGTGTCCCGAGATTCCAGAGTCATCGTGTTGAAGCTACGGGCTTCTTCGATGATCTGTAGTAGCACGTCGGGATCGCGTCCGCCTAGGATGCGGCGATCTTCTTCGCTCTTGTCGTCGAAGCTTCGTTCGCCGTTCTCCTCGACGATCACGAACGCCGAAAACCAGACCAGGAATTCGTCGTCGCTTGCGCCAGAGTCTTCGGCGATCTTAGCAACCCGCATCACTTCGTCGGCCGTCAACTTGCGCACCCAGACGCACGGCGCGTCGGGTCCCCATTCGGGCGTTTCGACCTTCCGTACCTTGGCCTTATTTTTCACGTTGGCGATCTGATCTCTTAGTCCCATGATTCCACGATTCCTTCTGAGGTGTGCGCCCCGTTGGTTGTTATGCGTTGTACGGCTTGGCCGTGACGCTGGTTGTCTTGGCACCGTCGATACCGCCGCCCGGGCTGATCGCTGTAATGACGGCATTCGCGAACGATCCCCAGTTGTCGGCGCCGACCCCACCCCACTCGACAACGGTGGCGCCGGTATCACCAAGCGCTATCGTCCCCGGTGGAATTCCGACGACTTCCCAAGTGATGGTTTCGTCGGTAATACCCGGCTCGTACGTGTGTTCGCTATCGGCAGCTCCGGTGACGTCGACTTCGGCAGCCGTCCCATCGTAGTTCGCAGACACAAGCGGCGTCTGGCCGTTGCCGTCGAAGCTGACGGTCGTTGCGTTGAATCCATCGGGCATGGTATTGGCTCCTGTTCAGTTGTCGCCGTGCGTTACGTCGCCACGCTTGGCCGGAAAGTCAGGGAACTTGTGATCGGTTGGTCGACCGAACCGCTGATCGACAACCCCGTGATGGCCGCCGTGCCGGATAGCGTGCCCTCCGTGCCGGCGTCCGGCCACGTCACGGCAAGCGCCCCCTTGTCGCCGACAGCGATGTTCGTTGAGTCATCGCTTTCGTTGGCAGGGACGCCGGCCAGATCGACTGTCGTCGTGCTATCGGGCAATCCGGATTCAAACACGTGCGTTGAATCAGACGAACCGGTAACGTCGATTTCCGCGGCCGTGCCTTCGTCCGACAGGTTCGTAATCGTCCCGAGAGTAGCTGCGGTGTTCTCACCCTCGGGGTCCCACGTGGCGGTCAAGCCATTGAAGCCATTGTCGGCCATTGGTCGTTCTCCGTATTTACGTGTACTGAATGAAGAAGTCCATTGTCACGGCTTCTACATCCGGCCCCTCTTGTCCCTGCGGGGTTGCTTGCGGTAGATCCGATTCCCCGTGCTTGTGGCACATTCCGATATCGGGCGACTCCGTATCGTCCGTCCAACCCTTCAATGCTGTAGCTACAGCAGCCGCCAGTCCCTTCGCGGCAGTGTACGTTGCACCGAAGCAGTTCACCTGCACCGTGCAGAACTCCGTATCGACTTGTCCGGTCGAATGGTTGATCGGTGTGGTGGCGACACGCTGATAGGTGATGGCCGGCAACGCTGTTCCCTGATAGCGCCCGATCGGATATATACGTGCATCGTTCCCGGTGCCGATCAAGTCCGTGACGGCACTCGTTGCTTTCAGCTTCACTACCATTCGACGCTCGGGCATTATCCGCGTCGCCGCCGAAACTTGGCGGCTTCCTCTTTGATGTTCTTTTCGAGCCGTTCGGTTATCAATCGAAACGCTCGCCCGCTCTGTTGGAACGCCGGCCGCATGAATGGCCTCGCCGGAACCGCCCTGGCGCGTTTGCCGATAAACACGCCCTCCGGTGTCCGCATGATTCGTTTCTCCGTCGGCGTAACCGCCACACGGCCACGCTCGACAAGGTGCCCGTAGTTGCCGGGGTCGACGTGTACCAATGTCGCCCCTTCCGCCTTAAACTTGGCGATTGACTTTTTCCCGACGCCGCGGAGTTTGCCGGCTTTGGTTCGCCGGAAAGTCCGTTTCATATGCGTTGGCCCGATTACCACAAGGCGCGTATCCCTGGCCTTCTGTTTCGCGGCGCGTGCCTTGATGCTCTTTTTCAATAGCCCGGTCTCGCCGACCGGCGCAGCCGATCGGGCGGCCGCCAGGATCGGCGAAGCGCCTTTCATCAGCGCCGGCCGAAGTACCCTTGCTCGCACGAACTTCGGTAGCCGAGCGAACATGGCCATCAGTTTCTTGTCGCCGGACAAGCGAATCCGTGCACCACCCGACATTGTTGACGTGACGGCCATCTACTCTTGCTCCACGCAGGCTAAGACCAATTCCCGGTCGCGCTCGTCCGTGTTCTGGACTCCGGCAATATCCAGGTACCGTGACCCAAACTTGATTCGCATATCCACCGTCACCCCGCTATCGTATTCGATCTTCACGACGTGGGTTACTTCTTCCCTTGTCTGCTGTGCCCGCTCGACCTCTCGGCTTCCCTGTGAATCGATCCCCGCCCATACGCCCGTCGCGTAGTTCGACCAGGACGTAGTCCGTTCGCTATACGCGTCCGGGTTGCTTGCCGTCGGCTGTTCAATCGTAACGGCGTGTCGTCGTTCTCCTATCCGGTGGACCATCATTCCCCCGTCCTAGTAAGTCGCACCTTGTACGGGGCTAACAGGGCCATGGTCGCGTTATCCGTCGGAAGCTTCGTGGCAGAACCATTGACAACCGTTTCCGGGAATTCCCACATATCGGCAACCATCATCTTGATCGCATGACGCAGCCCCTCGGGTACACTTGCACCGGCGGCCCCATATCCACAGACGCACCGAATCACGATATCATCCGTGTGCCCGCGGAAGTCAGCAGGCCAAGTTTGGTCATGCTTCAACCTCGCGGTGCCCACGCCCCACACCTCGCCCAATTCGTATACGTCGGTTGAAAGTGTCTGGAGCGTGTCGCTGGTATCGTAGTATTTGAAATAGGTGATCGACGAGACGGGCGGCCTCGGCAGGTAGATCGGGCTAGTGAAGCTGTCGTAGTAGAAGTCCCACGTCTGATTGATGAGCGCTCGCCACGTACGATCCTCGACGGCTACCCGGGCTACCTTCTGGTAGGCCTGCAATTCGGTGTCTCGATCTCCGCTGTCACCAGCTACACGCACATGGCGCAGCAGTTCAGCCAACAGGACCGGTTCGGCAAGTGGGGCTGCGGCGAGTGTTTGTTTCATTAGACTACGTCGTCGTCGTATTCATGAATTCCGATGTAGAAGTCGAGTTAGGTTCTGGTCTGCCACGGTCTGTCCTACTGCGGAATGATTGTCACCGTGAACGTGAACTCCGCCGCGGTGCCATTAACGATTACCCAGCGACACCGCCACACAGTTCCCAGCAAGTGACGCACGGAGCCCGAAGCAAGCGTGTCGCTCACGTCGAATGCACCTACCGCACCGGGGGCCACGATCTTGGCCACGTACCGCGCAGCGCCCGCGTTGCCGAGGTGCTGCTCGAAGTGAATCACGTCGAGCCAGTTTGTGCCGTCGAGCTTCGTCTGCACGAAACAGTCGAATGTATCATCTGCCGCTTCTTCGTCTGCCGTGATATCCAACACTGCGGCGAGCGCATCGATCCGTCCGGGGAGTTGGCCGTCATCGATAGTGCCGTTGCCGGTAGCCGTCTCCGCTCCCGACGCATGCAGCAATAGCCGCTGGTCGTAGACTTTGTTCTCTGGCCTTGTCATGCCGTGGATACCTTTCGCTTGGAGCCCTTGCGCTTGCGTGGTTTCGTGACCACATCAACGCGCTTAGGCGGTACCATGTTTGATTGCTTGACGCCCAATGGACGGTCGTTGCCGTCGACCTCTACGGCCCGGCCGCCGTGAATCCAGATATTGGCGGCGCCGTCTTCTACCGTGTAGACTTGCCCGGGCTTCAGTGCTCGGAACCCCTTCAGCATCTTGATTCGCATTTGATTCCCTCCACCACCTTGACGTTGGCCCCGGTCAGTTCGTAGCGTAAAGGGCCGTAGAAAACAAACTCTACGTCAGGACACGCCGTCACAATCGCCTGCGTACACTGCTCGATATACCGTGTGCGTTTCTGGCAGTTGCCGCCGATCTGCGGCTTGTCCCTATCGGCGTAGTTCTCCGCGTGTTGCTTGTATCCGTCCAGCCCAGTAGCTAGCACCCGTTCGGCTCCGTTGTTCACCGCGAATTGCAAGCAGTAGAGGCCGGTGTAGTTCATCGGCGAATACTCGCCGGAAACAAATTCAGTCGCCTTGCGGTGTCGTACCGTCTCTATGAAGGCGTCGTAATGGTCGACACCTCGGTTTCGCATCGCGTCCTGCTTGCGCTTCAGCGTTACCATCTTCGTTCCGCGACACTGAAGCTCGCGGCTTGCGTCATGGTACTCCCTGCAAGCATGCATATCGTAAACGAAAAAGTAGTCCGGCTTCTCAGCGAAACGGATTCCGCCGTTCCCAGCGATCGTCGTGGCCTCTGGACATTCCAGCAATAGACCGGTCGCCCAAAGCCCTGCGGACGGGCCAGCGCCAACCACTATCCATTCGCGAACGGCAGCCATGCTTCCGCCTTCTGTAAGTCCAGGGGGTCATCGATTTCCAGCGATCTTTCCTCCGGCTGCACGTAGAGCACAAGCTTGCCGGAGAATAACGGCCGCGTCTCTACTGGGGCGGGAACGATCATCGCGTACGCCGCGCCGGTTTCTCGGTACCGCGGCGGATTGTCCTGTCGCCGGCCGCGGGTGTAGCCTTCGGGCAGAATCAACTTCGGCTGCCCACTGGCGTCGATCGCCCATTGGTAACCGTGGTCCGGTACTACCGTCATAGCCGACTGTGAATCTGTCGACAGCATGGTGTCAACCAACCCGTCCAGGTCCTCAGCAGCCGTGAAAGGCGACGTGCATTGCATGCACACCAATACGTCGGGGTCGTAGCCCTGCTCGCTGAGCTTGTCCAATGCGTGCCGGAGTACGGGCCACGTACGCACCTCATTGCCGGCAAGGCACTCGGGCCTGGCGAGAACGTCAGCCCCGTACTTCACGGCAACGTTGGCAATCTCCTTGTCTTCTGTCGAGACGACTACCCGCGCAATCGCCTTCGACAATCGTGCCGTGACGACAGCCCTGCCGATCAGCGGTATACCGCCGACTGCGATGAGGTTCTTGCGGGGAATCCCCTCGGAGCCTCCACGCGCAGGAATGATACACAGCACTTCCACGGCAATCCTCCAAGCAAAACCGCACCCGGCCGGAATCACAGCCGGGCACGGACCCCCGCGCGGTTAGACGCGTAGGATTTCGTTCATGCCGGCGGCACTCATCGTGATCGGCGCTTCGTGTGCGCGAGACAACCGGGTGATGACGGTGTAGTATCCGCCGTTCGTCCCGTCGCCGACGGTCGCCGTTAGGTCGAGGTACCGCTTGCGGCCCTTCAAGTCGATCTGGAAGCCGAACATCGTGTCCTCGTCGGTCGCCGTCGGCAACGCAGACGTGTCGCCGTCGACGTTCGTTGACGTCGCGTAGATCAACCCGGTAACGTTGGCGTGCCCAGAACCGGCGGTGTCCGACTCGGTAACGGTCAACGCCGTCATCGCGATATCGGTGGCTCCGATCAAGACAATCACCTCGGCGTATTCCCAGCCGAGCGTGTCGATTTCCGTGACCGTCAACGAGGCGTTGTCGACAAGCGCAGCGGGCGGCGTCGACAACAGGTATTTGGCGTTCTGTGCAGGAATCATTTCGTTGTCCTGTTTGTGGTGAGGAGTTACCCGACCGGCACGATGCCGGCCGGGTTATGTGACCGACCGCTACGAAGCGGCGAACGTCAGCATGACCATCGCGCCAGCGTTGGACGTATCACCAACGTCGTGCACGTTGATGTCGTATCGCTGGGTACCGCGAATCGCGAGTTGATCGAACTCGAAGTAACGATCGACGCTCGTGCTCATTGCAATGCCACGCCGGTCGCCCATCGTGGCGGCGAGTTGCAGATCGCCGAAGTAACAGGCGCCGGCCGCCGACGCGTTGTCGGAAAGCGTGCTGTTCATCACCTGAGAAATGATGACCGGAGCACCAAGGAAACTCATCGGCGTCGCTCCGGCGATCATCTCCGCGGTGTTACCTCCGGCCGCTTCCATCAGGCGAGCCATCGACGCAGCGAATCCCGCACGGCTGATGTACCACTTGGCACGCGCCGCAGCGTACTCGGGCAGCGTCCCCACCATGCTGTGGAAATCGGCCAAGTCGAGCGTGCCGAATGTCGTATTGCCCGTGTCGGAATCCACAGTGGTTGCGGTTGCCGTCGTACATTCGGTAATCAGCCCGGAAATCCCACCGTAGGTCGACGTACCGTCGCCGAGGAATCCAGCTTGGTCTTCCTCCAAGGCGAACGTGTAGGCGATCTCGTCGGCCAAGTTGTCGGCCAAGTCGATCACGGAATCTTCGGAGAGCTCGGAACTGTACTTAGACAGAACGGCCAGCTTCTTCGCGACCAACATCACTTGGCTCCAGCCCTTGTCGGACGCCGTAATTTCCTGATTGTCCGTCAAGTAATACGCCGTCAGACCGGATGCACGCCGCGGCACGCTCATAGTGTCCGATGCCATCGGGACAATCTTGGCGTTCTGTCGAAACCGACCGTACTCTTCACGCAGGTCGATTACCGCCGTCTCGAATTCGGTCGGTACAAGAAACCCGCCGAGGTTGTTGTCGCCGGTTCCCATCGCTAGGCCGTGGGTACGGCAATAGTCAATGGCTTTGCCGGTCATGCCCAACTCCCCACCGCCGGCGATAGCCAGCAGAAACATGCCTGAACGGTACGCGTCCAGCTTCGCCTGGGCGCCTTTGAACGATCGGAGCCGTCCGGCGTGGCGGGCATCGAGTCGCTTCCTCTCTCGCGAGAGAGCCTCGTCATCGTCGCCAATGGCTGTGCTCTGACGAGGGACAGCAGGAGACGACGCACGGCCAGCACTGGTGACAGCAAGCCGTTCACGACGGGCGGCGGCCTTTTTGCGGAGTTCCTCATCAGCGTCCAGTGCGTCGATCTGAGATTCCAGATCGGCACACGACGCTTCGAGTTCGTTGCAGCGGGTCCGCTGCTCATCGCTCAGCGGTTGCGGATCTTCGCCGTCGGGCGTGTCCACGATGCCGCTCAGTTCGTCCTGGGCGGCGTTTAGCTTTTGCAGGAGTTCTTTCTTCATTCCTTCGGTCCTCGTTAAGCCAGGACCAAAGGAAACGCCGTTGCGTATGCGGTCCTGGCAAGTGTGGTTCTTGCCAGACGGCTGCACACGCAACGGCGTGATCTTTCCGTCGTTCCAACGTGGTTGAGGCAGCTACGGCTGACCCAATTCACGCCGGCTTGGTTTGTCTGATTCCTATCCTAGACCAGATCAAGCATTCTGGCTAGTCCGGCGATTGCGTCCTTTCCGGTGGCGCCGTTTGGCAATCGCTCGCTTCCTTGCCTTCCAACGACCGGGCTTTATTCGTTTTCCTTCCCGCTCCTCATGGGGAGAATCCCCCGTAGCCGTAGACGTCGCCCGACCCTGTCGCGGTCGGTTTCCGGGTCGTAGTCCTCGGTTGACGTCTCGGTGTCAGGGACTTCGGTAATACCGGTAAGCTGGGGCTCGTGGCCCGGCAAAGAAATCCTGTTGTCAGCACCCCTGGCGCAAGGTGGACACTTTGGCTCAGGCCCGTCGACCGGGCCGTATCGCCTCGCCAGATACCGGTCGCGAAACGCCGTCAGTCGAGCTTCGACAACTTCCCTCGGTTGCCCGGCGAAGACCTTGTCCAGTAGGGCCGCACCCTGCCGTACGGCCGCGTCGGGCAGTCCCGCGAAGTCGACGCCAGAGGCCGCCAGCAGTCCGTCTACGGCGTCCCCCGTATCGACGATATCTGAGGCGTGCAGCTTCAGCGGACGCCACAGGGGCGGCAGGACCTCACCAGAATCGTCAACCATCGGCCGCCCCTTCTTGTCGATCCGGAATTCCTCCTCGTAGCTCAGGACCAGACTGCTGCTCAGTGCGTCGGGGTCCTCTTCGGCGAGGTCCATGACGTACTTGCCGATCGCCCCGGAAGGTGCATTCTCGTCAAGGCTCACGGCTGCCAAGTGAAGATCAGTCCGTACTACGGAAATCTCGTCGTCCTTGCGTTCGCCCAACGAATCGCGAACCGCAATCTTGTCCATCCGTGGTGACTTCACCCGGCCAAGGAATTTCCCCAATCCATCGTTACTCATGTCGGGATGAGTGAAGCGAGACTTCAGCCCGTTGGGGGCCGCCTTCAACGTTTTGATGATTGACCGTAGCGCAGCCTTGTCAAACTCGCCACGGCCGGGCGTCTTGAATGGCCCCTCTTGGGCCACGATCATGCCGCGGAGCACCGCCGCTTCGCGGTCGACGCCAATGAATCGCGCCGCGACCTTCAGGCTGTGCCACTCTGATTCGGCCGGCATCTCACGAACGCCGCCCCGTACCGAGCCATCGGGGGTAACTTCACATACCGTTGCCATGATCGCTTCCTTTCCTGATCGATCGTTCACGCTCGCCCCACTTCAACGTACACGCCTCCACAGAGGCAACTAGCTCGTCTGGTTTGCAGTCTGTCGCTTCTAGTAATTGCCGCTGCGATTCTGCGGTATGCCCCATAGCGAATTCTAGGGCTGCGTCGTCCGGCGGAATAACGTCATCCGAAATAGCAAGCCGCATTTCGATTGCCGGCCGAACGGCGTCCGCAACGGTTGCCGTATGAGCCAGATACCACGTATCGAGCCAGCCGATAAAGCTGTTCGGGTGTTTGGCTGCTCGTCGAGCAGCGTTAGATTCTTTGGTGAGCATTCGACCGGTCGCTTCGGCAAGCGCACGATTCGCAGCCTGTTCGACACGTTGGGCGGCTTGTGACGTGAGCCCGTCCCATCGCATCGCGTCAGGGCTATTGCCCAATCGGCTATTGCCCAATCGGCTATTGCTGCCCTCCCGGCTTCCTTCTGGGTTCTCGTCGCCCCGGGCCCGCGGTGCTTGCGGATCACTGATCCCCTGCACGGCAAGACCGAGTGGTACAAGGTCACGACTGACGAATCGTTGGTCGCCGTCTTCGCCCACGTCGTTCATGTCTTCCAACGCTCGAATGTCGTTAACCGACAGAGCACCGATTCGGAACATCTTCAGGTAGAAATTCGAGCGGGCCGTGTGATCGGCTTGCAAGAACTTACGTGCGTTGAACTTCGCGAAGAACCCGTCGCCGAGTAGTTTGCGATTGACCTCCTGCTCCCATCGCACCATCCACGAGGCCATCGTGTACATGATGAATTCTTTGCCCAACTCGACAACGTTAGAGAATGTCCCGTGCGTCAAGTCGCCGAGAAGGTGCGGAGTAATCCGGTAGGCTCGGGCGATCTCCTCGATGCTGAATCGCCGAGTCTCGATCATCTGAACCGTTGCCGGGTCCATCTGCGTCGCCGCAAACGACGCCCCGCCTTCAAGCAACAACATGCGGTGGCGTTGGCCGTGTTGTGATCGGTCGTCGTTGAATTCCAGCTTGGCCCGTGCATACGCCTCTTCGCTCAGTTCTCCGGGAATAGTCAGCACGCCACGCTGGGCTCCGTCATTCTTGAACACCTCGTTACCGTACCGTTCGGCGCCCTTTCCACCGCCGATAGCTTCGCGCAGAAGACGGATCGGCGAATAGCCAATCAGCCCGTCGAACCCGAACCCGGGAACGTGCAGCATGTTCTCCGCATCCGCTATATCTTCCAGGCCACCTTTGCCATCGCGGAGTTCATACTTGATCTGGCCAGAGTCGTCTCGAAACGGCTTCGTCCTAGACGGCTTCGGCGAGCGCTGCCAAAGTGCCAGGGGTGTTCGGCCGTCGCGGGCACGTTCAATCTCTGCGTAGCCGTTACCCCATGTTCCTAGATGCCCTTGAATTGTCTCACGCCAATTGTAAGACGACGTTTCTTTGTTCGGCTCGTCGTGAATCAGTACGTGGACCGGATGTTCCGGTGCGGGTCGAACGCCACCGTTGGGTAATCGTTGGAATACCCCGAACGGCATCGTAGCGATTGTCTCGGCGAGGACCGTGACGGCAGCTTTGACCGCCGCAAACGAAAGCGCAGTCGTCTCGTTAATCCGCTCACCCGATGACGTCATGCCTCCACCGAGCGCATCGACGAACCAACGGTCCGGATTCGCGGTCCCGGACAGACGCCCACCGAAGAGGCCGGCTATAGCTTCTGCAATCATCTTCTGGCTCCTACTTTCGGTCCGCCGGAAGCTTACTCAAAACCACCGCCAACGCCGTCGCCAAGACCCCGCCCACGATAAGCCCAAACGCTGGCGACAGCCAACAGGCACCGCCAACCACTGAAGTCAATCCAACCACTGCCAATACGTCAAGGGCGATCGTTCTCGTCAGTTTCATTATAGGAACCTTGGGCCGTGCGTTTCATAATGATCCACTTTCGGGCCGCCCTCGCGTATGACGGCAAGCTGGGTTGCCATAACCGCCGTTACGATACCGTCGATCTTCTGCCGCGACTTCGTTTTGTGGGGTTTGATGTTTTTGGCTGCATCCTTGTACACCACGCAGTGCCGCGACATCCAAGTCGCTACCGGGTTGCGCCCGTGACGAATCCGTCCGGTTTCTACGAGCCGCTCGAATTCTTTGCAAGCTCCGCTCATGGTGACTAGCCCCTGACGGTACTCGATCATCGGGACGTTGTCTCTCTCGTATAGCTCTTTTTCGCAAAGCTGCGGGGCATTCCAAGGATCGTAGCCAATGGCCTTGACGTCGTACCGGCCTACGATCCGATCGGGATGCAACTCCGGCATCACCCCGCCTTGATCGTCCAGCATCCGGCCGGATATCTCTCGCCGAATGTAGGCGTAGTCTACCACATTGCCAGGGGTCGCAACCACCCATCCCTCCTTGATCCAATCGCGAAGCGGCACACGCCACTGCTCCTCAAAGCGTTTTACTTTGTCGCCCGGGCACCAGAACCGCCACCAGAGGTCAAGTGTGTCGCCGTCCCACCACGCAAGCGAAAGGGCCGTGAGGTCTCGCGAGGACGACAGGTCGAGCCCGCCCCACGTGGGCTCGCCGAGATGGTCTTCTATCGGATCGCCGCACAAGTCCCACAAGTCCCGGTCAAGCCAGGGGTCTTCAACAGCGTCGGACCACCAATTGCAGATGTACCTTCGGAACTTCCGTATCTTGGCGGGACTCTTCTTTGCCTCATCGCAACGGCTCTGGTGTTTCTCGATCGACCCCAGTGCCCCACAAGCAAGGCTAGGGTTCGCTTCCTTCCAAGCTTCCGGGTCGTCCCACTCTTTGTCGCGGGAAGCCTCAGCAATGAAGGCGAAGTGCGACTGCGAATAGAACTCGTTGGTCGTATCGAGCAAGTCCTTGGCGTAGTCGTACTCCTCAAATCCGATCGTCGTGTCGTCATCGCCTGCCGTGGTAATCATCAGGAATAGCGGCTGGTCCCGGATGATATCTCCGTACATCAGGCCATCGAAATACTGGCGATCCCGCCACACGTGCAACTCGTCGGCAATCAGTAGGTGTGGGTTTTTCCCTTCGACGCCGTCTTTGTCGGAAGACAGCGCCTGAAAGAAACTAGCCGACGGTACGTACGCGATTCGCTTCTGCGAGTCGACGCACGTAACGGCGTCGTGGATGACCGGCGATCGCCTCACCATGCTCGCGCATTTCCGGTAGATGATCCCGGCCTGATCTCGCGACGTGGCTGCGGAATAGCATTCCGCCTCCTCCTCGCCGTCGGCCATCATCATGTAAAGCGGGAGGGCTGAGAGTACCGTAGACTTGCCGGATTTCTTGCCGGTGGTAATGAACGCCTTATCGAATCGGCGTAAGCCGTTCGGTTTCTTCCAGCCAAAGAGCGGCGCCAGCACATCACGAAACCACCACTCGATCAGGATGAATGGCTCCGACCCGCCGCCCTTCGCCGGCAGTTGCAGAAGGTCCATGTAGAATTCGTAGACGCGCACGGCCGAGTAGATATCCGGTCGGCAACCATCGAGCAACGCCCGCTCATCGTTCGGGTGGTCGATCGGCCACGGCCACCCGGACGCGTTCACGTCGAGCTTGATCTGAGCTAGGGTTCGGGCGTTCCGTCGCATATCAGTTCGCCGATTCCGCCCCCGTCTTGAATCGCAACACCGTCGCATCGACAGGTGGGTGCTTACCTGCCTTCCGAATGCCGAATTTCTCCAGCTTCTTTTCCGCCGCCTTACTGGTCGGCGTCGCGTGTATTCCGGTCCGGCTACTCGCCGATAGCCCTAGCTCACGGCTCGCCGCAATAAGCAGCTTCGACAGCATCGAAAACGTGTGGCCCCACGCGGTACCATAGGCAGTCTTCTTGTCGGACACCAAAACGAAACCGCTGTGAAGTGGAATGGCACTGCCTTCCGTTGACTTCTCGAGCGCGTCACGGAATAGCTTGCGGTCGTGGTCATAGTTGACGTACTCATACCAGACATCACAGTAGTGGGCGATCGTCGCTTGGTCGGACGTGCCGAGGGTTCGCATCGCCGACAATTCAGAGCACACGTAATCCCATGTGGCCTTCTTCAAGGGCACCGCCTCGATATGCGGCGGGCACGGCGGCTCACCGACCGTAGGCTGCGGTTCGGCGTCGAGCTTCGCCTTGGCTTCCTTGCTGGGGTTGCCTTTGAGTTTCTTCAGTGCTGCCGGTTCGGGGTTCGGGCCGTATCCCATGGCTATAGCTCCTTTGATTCGGAAAGCGCCGGGGTCGGAATTGCACCGCCCTTGTCAGCCTGGATGGCTGTTGCATCGCTCGCTATGCTTCCGGCGCGTGGTTTGCCGCGGTACATACCGGCCCCGCGTTTCGCTATCTCGCTGAATGGTATGATCGGCACCGTGAGTCGCTCGCGTGCTGTGGGATCTAGGAAGTAGATATAACGAAGCTGGAAGCCGGGCAACTTCTCGGCACCTATGCGGTCGAGAAACCTCCCGGCCGTCTCGGAACCCGTCTTGCCATGCCGCCCCTTATGACTCGCCGAACCTGCGTTCGGCCCGAAGCCGGGCTCGAAGACTATTTTACAGCAGACCTCACCGCCAGGCATACGGTACATCGACGTATTCGGGCGAATGCCAATCAGCACGAACCCTGCAGCCCGATAAATCGCGCCGTCGCCGCACTGGGTGGCATCGGCGTAGGACTGCACCCATTGCATTTCCGGGTATGTTCGCCTGATAGCTCTGAACATCATCGCAATCGCTCGGCTTTCACCGTTTCGGGGCAGCCAGTCGGCCAGGGCGAGTCGGTGCATGTCCAGCATCTCGTTCCACAGGGTCGCCGATACCGTGCCGATCACCTTCCTACGGTCGATCGGCGGCCCCATCTGGATAGCCCCACCACACTTACCGTCGAGGAAAACGCCGAAATGCAACTGGCTTCGGGTGTCTACCTTCCCGCTGTAATGCAGAGCCCGGACGATCCGGTTCGCATCCTTCGCCGCAATCGGCTTCACCACGATATCCTTAGCACGTCCCAAGATAGTGCTCCACAATTCGGGCCAGTGCATTTCCGTTGCTGTTCTCGTTCGGCCCCACGAATGGCCCGGCCTTCTTCGCCGCCTCAATCGCCCGCTTCACGTCTGCCGCCTGCTCGTCGGCCAGGGTAAACGTCATCTGCTGGAATGGCTCGCGGTCCCCGCTAGGTAGTTCCGGCATACCCGCTTCGTCGACGTTGAATATGCCGCAGATCGACTCCCCGAGGCCGTCAAGTAGATTCTGCACACCCGCATTCTCCGTCTCCAACCCGCGAAGCAATTCCCCCAGCTTGTCCTTATTCGCTTCCGCCATCGCAGCCAGCGGGTCGAGCGTGGCTAGTATCTTGTCGGCCTCCTCTGCTGTCACGTCCAGAATCAACACCGGTACCTCGGCATCGGGCGTGATATCGGCCCGCAGATGCCCATCGATCAATTCGAGCCCATCGTCGGTTTCGCGAGCCAGCAACGCATCGGCATAGCCGACTTCCTCGAGCACACCGCGCAACGCTTCCTGCTGAGCCTTTGGGTGCTCTCTCCAGTTGCGAGGATTCGCCCGCAACTCTGACGCCTTCACACGCCGCAGTTCCTTGATTCGGTCGCGGATCGGTTCGGTCATGGCTGCGGCTCTTCGTTTCTCGCCCCCGCTCAATCCAAACACGCCCCATGCTCCATCGCGTCTGCGGGTCCCCTGCGGCCTGTCAATCGAGAATTTCTCCACGGGAAAACAGGTCGATAGGTCGCCGTAAACGCCGCGTAACAGGCGGCCTTTTGAGGCTATATCCAATTGCCAAAGCCGTTCTCCATCGCCTTAGCCGGCGTCCTACGCGGCCCAAGGGGGCCGGGGTCACGACCCACGGCGTAAAACACGCGATTGCCGATCCGGTCTACGCGGGCACCCAACAGAAGGGACGGGTAGGGG